CTTTTTTGTTTGGAGCAACTTGGAGACTTCCATATAGATATGGAAGATTGGCAAGACAAGCAATTAATTCAGCAAGAGAAAAAGATGAAACTGCATTTAGAATGAACTATTTGTGTGAATGGGTAGGTTCTGTAGAAGGTGCTTTAGTAAGTGCTAATAAATTAATGCAGTCAAGAACTTTGAAATATGATGATTTATTTGATGTTAAGAAAAAAGATAAAAGAACTCAAGATGCGGAATATATAATTGGTGTTGACGTTGCTGGTACTGGTGCAAATACAACTTCTATAGTAGTAGGAAGGGTTGTAAAAAGAGATGACAATAAGATAGACAAAGTACAAATAGTTAATATTAATACAATTCCAACATCGGGAGACTTTAAAGAAGATGCTATTTTTATTAAAAAGGTATTCTATGCATATGGTGGCGACTTAGACTTAGTAAAAAGTAAAGTAAAGGCAATTATCGTAGATGCTAACGCCATTGGGCAAGGTTTAGTACAAGAATTAATGAATAATCATTATGATGCTGAAGCAAATAGAAATCTAGGTAGCTTTGACTTGATGTTTGAAGAAAGTAAAATTACCAAAAAACCAGAAAATAAAAATTCTCCAAAGGTAATGTGGGATTTGATGGTACAAGGAAAGCAACACGATATTATAGTAAACTTTATTAATATGTTTAATGGAGGATACGTTTTAATGGCTGCAACTTATGAGGCAATTAAAAAAGATGTAATAGACAAACTAAATAAAGCAGGTAAGAAACAATATGAATTAACTGACTTTTATAGTTTAAATCTTCCTGTAGCACCAGATGATATTGAATATCAAGCAAATCAAGTTGCAGGTTTTATAAATGAAATGGCAAATTTAAAAACTGTAATTAGTGAAGACAATAAAAGCTTAAAAGTAAAACAAATTAAAAGAACAATAAACAAAGATAAATTCTCTGCAATTTCATACGTTTTATATTATGCAAAATTGTATATGGATGATGAAATTAAAGAGGAAGAATATAGTGTAGAAGATGTCGTATCTATCGGATTTGGTGGATTTAGGCAAGACTTATGTTTTTAACATAGATATTAGAAAGGAGGATAGATGTGGCAAACAAGAAAGCACAAAAACAAGAAGAAAATTTAACTTGGGAAGAATATTATAATGAATTAAATAAATATGCCCAAGAATTAAATTATAAAAATGCAGTGGATATGAGAGAAGATTTATTGGATAGGACAACAGAATATTTCATTAAAGGAATGGAAGAAGATAAAATAAATTCTTATGGTGGAGTAGAAAAAGCAACCTATTCTGTAAAATCTGTTCTTAAAAAATTAACTGTTGACACATTAAAAACTGCTGACTATGGTAGTTATTCTCCTATATTTGGAGAGCAGTTAATTAATGGAATGTATCCACAAAGTGTTCCTTATACTAGGGACAAAATTAGAGCTCTTTTAAAAGATGCAGAAAAAAATGCATTTGAAATAAGACAGGCAGCAGAATATGTAAGAAGTAATATCTTACAATTTGAGCGTGCCGAACAATATTTTATTTCTTTATTATCATTTAAATATTATTTGCTTCCAAAAAGAAGTGTTAAGAAATTTACTGATTTTAAAAAAAGTAAAGAAAAAATATATAAATTTTTAGAAAGTTTAAGAATTAAAGACCAATTTCCTAGAATGACAGCTGATGTTATTAAAAATGGTTGTGGATTCTATTTGTTTAATAAAAAAGGTGATGTTTTTGATTTTATGAGACTACCTATAAATCAATGTAGGATAACAGGAATCAGAAACACATTTGGAGTATGTTTTGAAGTAGATGTTGCTTATTTTGAAGAAATGTATGGACTTGGAATGATTACTCCAGAAATTTATTATTATTACAAAGATTTAATAGAAGAAAAGAAATCTCCAGCTGAAAGAGATGACAATGGAAATATTAAAAGAGGGAAAGATGGAGAAATTGTTAGAAAAAAGAAGAAAATGAAGGTAAATGAAAGGTTATATATTCCAATATCTCCTTTACACGGATGTTGTATTGTAGCAGACCCATATAAAGGAACAAGAGTACCTTTATTGGCATCATTATTACCAGATTCATTAGATATTTTAGAATATAAAAATATACAAAAACAAAAATCAATACTAGAAACTTGGTGTATTATTCCACAGGTTATTCCATATGATTCTGTAGAAAAACCAAAGGTTCCATTACAATTAGCAAAACAAACAATTGCAGCATTGCAATCTGCATTGCCACAAGGTGTAGTAACATTTAGTACTCCATTAGAAGTACAAAATCCAATTACATTACAAAGTTCAAATTCACAAGAAAATATTATTGGACTAGGAGAACAAAATTTCTTTAGTGCAGTAGGTATTGCAGGAAATGTAATGGGTGTTGGAGAGGCAAAAAATCAAGCTGTATTAGATTTTTCTAATTTAACAGATTTTGGTTTTGTTAGTTATTTATATGGACAATTTGATAGTATTGTAAATTTATTAATAATGCTTTATGTTAACGAAAACGATTGGAAAATTAAATTTTTTGGAAATGCATATAGACACGACAAAGAAGTTAAAGATGCTTCATCTATGTTTACTACAAATAACTTACCAGCAGAATATCTTGGAGCAAATTTAGGTTTTGAACCACAAGAATTTGAGTATATGCTTGAAATGGGAGATAAATCAAAACTTAAAGACTTAATGCAGCCTCTTGTTAGTCAATTCCAACAAAGTGGACAAAACGTTTCGGGAAGTAGTAAAACAGCAGCTTCTAAACAAGGGGAAGTTGGAAGACCACAAAAGTCAGAAGATGAACTGTCTGATAGTGGAGAACAAGCAAGACAAGATGAGACAAATGCAAATAGAAAAGGAATGTAATATTAGAAAGGAAAGAGAGACATTATGTATATAGAGAATTGGAAAGAATTACCTAAAAACGAAGTATATCTTTGTTTTAGTCTACCTCTTTTTAGATTCCTAGAAAAAAATGAAGTTTATCCAATTGCAAAAGAAACACATAAGGTTACAGGAAAAGTGTTCTCTGTGTTTATTAAAGGAGATAAACTACAAGGACTTTTAGAGGAATGGACAAAGAATAGACCAAATAAGGAAGGATAGTGAATAGTTAATGAACAAGATAATGAATTTCGAAGTACAAAACTATAACGTCCGTGAAGCAAATGATACATATGCAATAGTTAGAGCTTATGTAGTAAGTGTTGGTGTAAATAATAATCAAACAAATTTTGAAAAAGAAAATATTGAAAGAGCAATTCCTTCTATATTAAATGTGCCACTAATTGGAATTTATAGTCCAATTAAGGAAGATTTTAAATCTCACGCACATAACGAAGGAGAAAAAAGACAAACTTATGCTGTAGGAGTTGTACCAGAAAGTGCAAATCCACATTTTGAAGTAGCAGAAAATGGTTTGGAATACTTAGTAGTAGATATGGTTGTTTGGAAAAATTATTTCCCACAATTTTTTAATAAAATGGCTGAAAACGAAAATGCTGGAAAGAAAACAACAATTAGTATGGAAATTAGTGCGAATATGAAAACAGCTGAAAAAATGGATAATGGCGCACTTAATATAAAAGATTTCCAATTTTGTGGAATTTGTCTTTTAGGAGAAGATGTAAGACCACGGAATTCCAGATGCAGGACTAAAAGTTTTGAAATTTGAAGAAGGACAAGTAGAATTTGAAGATAAAGTTCTATTTGAAGAATTAATAAAAGACACAAACAGCATTTTAGAAAAATATAATCAAATATTAATAGAAGAATCAGTTGAAGAAGAAGATAATGAAACAGCTGATGAAATGGAAAAAATTGTAGAAGAAGTTATTGCAGAAATTGTAAATGAGTCAATAACTGAAGAAGTGTCAGAAGACACCCCTAGCGATGTTAATTTTAATCAAGACCTTAAAGAAGGACTTGATGAAATTATAAATATAAATAAAGAGAAAGGAGAGGGCGAGGGTATGGCAATAGAGAATAAACTTGATGAAAAAGAAGTAGCAGTTGAAGAAGTTGTTGAAACTCCAGCAAACTTTGAAGTTCAAGAAGACAACAAAGAAGAAAAAGTAGAAAATGAAGCCGAAGTAATGGAGGAAGCAGCAGAAGAACCAGCTGAAGAAGAAAAAGTTGAAGAAGCTTGCAAGAAAATGGAAGAAGACGACAAAGAGGAAGACGACAAAGAAGATATCCAAGAAGAAGAAATGAGCAAAGCTGACAAGAAAACTTATGAAGCTAGAATTGCTACATTAGAACAAAACATCAAAACTTTAAAATCTGAATTAAAAGCTGCTGAGCCTTATAAAGCATTATACGAAGAATCTTTATCTAAAGTTAAAGAGTTAGAAGCTTACAAAGAAGACGTTGAGTTAGATAAACTTAGAACAGATAAAGTTAAATATGCACAAACTTGTAACTTTGATGCTTTAGAAGACGAAGACAAAGAAGTTGTTCAAGAAAAAATTGACGACTATAAATTCTCTTTATATGATTTTAAAGCATTTATGGCTGATGTTCTTAAAAAATATTCAAGAAAACAAGTTTACTCAAATATGGAAAAAATCATTAGTTATTTTTCTGTAGAGGAAACTAGAAAAGTTGAAGACGAAATGGGTATGCCATCTGATAAAAATATGGCAGACAGAATATTAGACAAATATTCAGATGCATTATAATATGCAACCAAATTAGTTATTTCTATTTAACACATAATTAAAAATAAAACAAAAAAAGAAAGGAAGATTCGATTATGAATTATATATGTGAACCAAGATACACAGTTCCAGCAATCCTAGCAGTTAATGTTCAAGCTGAAGAAGAATTAAAAGCTGGAGACGTAGTTGCAATCAACACATTAGTTGATACACCAGATAACAGAGAAGTATATGCTGCAACAATGCCAGCTGAAGGAGATATTAGATACGCTATAATAGTAAACCAAGGAATTGAAGAATTAGCTGATGGAAGAAGACCAGAAGGACAGCCAAACTTCACAACATTTACATACAAAGCAGGAACAACATTACACGCTGTAATGTTAGGATATGCTCCAGTTCCATTCGCAATCTCTGACAACCAAATCGAAGGAACAGCTGAAGTTGGAAAATTCTTAGCTCCAGCAGCAGGAAGCCACAAATTAGCAGTAGTAGATGCTAAAGCAGATGTTTGCTTAGCAATCGAAAAAGTAGCTGTTGAAACACCAATGGGTGGATTATTCGGAATGACAGCTGAAAAAACAACATTCGCTACAGTATTATAATATGTAGATAACGAAAGAGTAAAAGCAGGGCTTGCCCTGTTTTCATAATGTAACAATATAAAAAAAATCAAATAATAATAGGAGGAACCACTATGGATACAATAGTAAAAGATACAGCTAAAAATGTAAATGCTTTAATTACATTCAGTGCTGATGAAAACGCTAAACAAGATAGCGATTACAATGCAATGGTAAGTGCAGTAACAAACTTAATCAGATTTGCTTGCAAAAGATATGGAAAAAATGAATTCTTACCAGTAAACTACTACGGAGAAATCAAAGATTATGATTTATATAATGAAAAAACATCAAAAGCATTATTCACATATGCTATAGACCAAGTTTATGGAATTGATGAATATACAAACGCTTCTGAAACAAGAAAAAGATTAATCGTTCAAGACGAAAACGTTAGAAAATTAGCTTTCGCTATAGTTCTTGAATCATTAGTAAACATCGTTGCTGACAACGAAGTTGAAGATGCTTTAATATTTGCTGATATTAGAGACTGTGCTCCAGAAAATTCTTTAACATTCGAAATCGACAGCAAAATGATATACCCAGTACAAGATAGTTCTTACGGAGCTAACATTGGAAGATTCAACCAAAGCTACCAAAGCGCTATCACATTAACTCCAAAAGGAAAATCATTAGGAGTTAGCTTCCCATTCCATATGTTAAGAACAGGAAACTATGATTTCGGTAAAGAAATGGCTAAAGTTGCTATATCTTTCAGAGCTAGACAATATGCTGATATAATCACAACAATCTTCGGTGTAACAAGTGCTTTAACACCATTCTATTCAACAACTTTCGCAGCTGATGAATATATGTTAATGGCTGACAAAATCAGAGCATTAAACAACGCAGAAGTTCAAGCTTTCGGAACAAACCAAGCTTTCTATGCTATTTCTAACAACATAACAACAGGTTTCAGCGTACAAGATGAAAAAGTTAAAACAGGATATATCGCTGACGTTTATGGAATCAGAACAATTGTTATCCCACAAGCTGTTAACACATTAACAACTTCAATTGGAGTAAGAGTTCCAAACGACAAAATCATATTAATGAGTGGATATGACGGAGACAAACCAGTTAAAATGGTAAGAAGTAGAGTTGCTAACGTTACAACAAGAAACGGAGCTATGGAACAAGGATTAGACAGAATGGAATATTCAGTTCAAATGTTCTGGGATTGCGGAATCGCAACAAAATCACACTTCGGTGTACAAGAAGTTTAGTCTTTTATAAAGGCTAACTTCTTCTATTTTTTAGAAAAGGAGTTTTAGAGAATTATGGCTACAACAAATAAAGATAATAAAGCAAGTGCTTCAAAAGAAGTTACTTCTGTTGAAAATAAAGAAATCCAAGAATTAAAAGATTTAATGAAAGCAAAAGATGCAGAAAATGAAGAATTAAGAAATATGATTAAACAATTAAGTGAAATCGTAAAAACAACTCAAGCTAATGCAGTTGCTCCACAAGCAGCAAAAAATGATTTTGTTGATGAAGAATTAGTTTACATCAACAATAATAGCATTGGTTCTCAAGTAATCACTATTGATAGAGTTGGAAATACATCTTTAAAAATCTTAGCTGGTGAGAAAAATAGACCACTAGAAAAAGAATTTATAAGACAAGCAATTCAAATCAATAAAGTAAGAAGATTATTTGAATATGGAATTCTTGAATTCTGTGACAAAAAATTCTATAAGGTATATGGAATTGAAATAAAATTCGATATGTCTGAAGAAAATGTTTTAAGAATGTTCAGTAAAGATAGCCTTTCTGCAACAACTGCAAAACTAGCAGATTTATTAAGAAGACCAGATTCTTCTGCATTAGAGCACGAATTAGCTTATAAGGCATTAGATTTATATGACAGAGGACGCTTCCCAAGTGAAGATATTGCAACAATTATTTTAGCTTTAAATAAAATATTCTGTAGCAAAGTTAATTATAGCTTTGAAGATTTAAGAACAAATCTACCATACAAACGTGGTGACTACAGATAATAGTGGGAGGAGTTAGAAATGACTGGATTTGAAGAAATTTATGAATTATCTACCATCATAATGGAAGATGAAAAAGTAAAACAGGCTCCAGTATATAAAAAATACTTAATCCTATATAAGTTTCTACAATTTGCTATTGGTCATTTCAATACGAGATGTTTTAAAGATTTAAAAACAATCCGACCATTTGAGTATAAAGAATATAATATATTAGGAGATGGAATTGAAGTAGAGTATCAACTTGAAACAGAGATATCTCCTAATGATATTAATATTTATGTAGAAATTGAAACAGAAGCAAACTCTGGAGTTTTTGTTCCAATGAGAGTTACTGATTTTGCTTTTGATGAAGCAACATCTATAA